GTGGTGGAGTTCCTGTTGATCATGTGCGGTTACTTGAAGAGATTGATCAGGTCATTGGTCGATGGCGGGAGGGGGGGTGAGTGATGAGTGTGAGCTTGGTTGAAATACTGGGTCTCGACTTGTTGTCAAAAGTGGGTAGCAAGATCGGTGATCTTGAAGCTGAAAACGCCGAGCTGCGTGAACAGCTCCGCTGGCGTAAGTGGCCGGAGGAGTGGCCAGACAAGGATGGGCGGTATCTGGTCGCCATGGATTCCAGCGATCCAATTGATGATGGCAAGTGGCTTGGGTGCTGCAATTACCAAGATTGCCAATGGTTTGGGCAGGCATGGGGAGTCGGTCAGCTTTATTTCAAAGCCATCGGCCCGCTGCCGGGAGGGGGCGAGTGATGAGCGAGCATGAGGATAGTTGCCTGTGTTGCCAATGTATGCAAGACCAACGCAACGCATTGGAGGTTGAAAACGACCAACTCCGTGCCCGTGTGCGGGAACTTGAGGAGACTCAACGCTGGCGCAAGTGGCCGCACGAAAAGCCAACCGAAACCGGCTGCCACATGGTTCGGCTTCCGGGCAAATGTTTCACGATGACCGGATATTGGAACTGTTTTGAGGAATGGGATTTGAAATATGAGCGGTTCTACTGGATGCCGCAGATACCGCTGCCAAAGGAGGCTGAGTGATGAACGATTGCTGCAAACAAGCCATTGCCGATTTTGTCGCAAAAATTAACGACAAATTCGGGCCAATGATGGACACGAAAGACCCCAACACTCCCATGACTGAAGAGCAGTTTGGGATGTTTAAGGTTGTGGTTTTCATGTCTGGACTGCTTGAGGATATATCGCCGCAAGGCGATTGAACCACGGCGACACCTGCCGTTTCCCAGTGGTGTGACTCCAGAGAGATGGAATGTTTGGAGGTTTAATCATGTCTGAAGACGATAAGAGTGTTCCTGGTTTTTGGTGTCATTCGTGCTGCGCTTATTCCGACAGCCGTCTGAGAGCGCCTGTTTTAGCTGCTGAGCCAAACGGCGATTCTTCCAGAAATGGCTACTTGAAGTACTTGTCTTTCAGTGACAATAAAGCCCAACTTCAAGTTGGCGCGGTTATTGGTGAAGGCCGCAAAGACCTCAAGTTCTACGATGTGCCAGACGCTGTTGCTGAAGCGGCAATTCAAGCAGCCATGACGGTTGTGACTGCTTGGCATCAAGGCCTTGGCCCAGCCCGCGACGCGTAGTTATTTAATCATGCCCAGTCAGTCCTTGTGGCTGGCTGGGCTTTTCTGGAGATGGACATGATTTACTTATTTGATTGTTTTGGAACCGTTTTCAATATGTCTCAAATTCCAAAAGAGGATTTGAGGTACTACGGCTCCATCCTGAAAAAGCCCGTTTGGGAACCGCTGAATTTTCCAAAGTATTGGCAAGAGATTCCACCTCATCCAGACAGTGAAGAGGGGATCGACATTTTAAAAAGCAAGGGGCACAAATGTGTTGCGTTGTCTAATGCGCCTCATCAGCTTATGCGTGTTCTTTCTGCCAACGCTAACATTTACTGGGACCACATTATTGGCCTTGAGGAATATAAGATTTACAAGCCTAATCGGTTGGCCTATTTAACAGCTTGTGCAGAGCTGGACTGCAAGCCGTCCGATTGTACCATGGTCACTGCCAATAAAACCTTTGGTGATATTGAAGGTGCTAAGTCTGTCGGAATGTTTGCAAAGCTGATTAGGAATGAATGGTGTCCTGACATTATGGCTTTGGCTCGCAATGCGTCAAAGATTCGGGAGCGAAGCAAATGATGTTGTTCGGTCTCCCTGAAATGAAAGTATTTGCTGAGACAAGCAGCGATCCTAGGATCAAAGCTCTTTGGTCAAGATTGGAAGAGGCCCGCAAGAAGAATGCGCTTTGGTGTGAAGAAGTCAACACGCTGCGCGACCAGCTCCGCTGGCGTAAGTGGCCGGAAGAGAAGCCGGAGGTTGGCCAGCACTACCTGCTCATGGCTGGCGCAAAAGCGCCAACCGTCGCAGAGTTTACTGGTGAAAATTTTCGGTTTCCATCACGCATCGTCGATGGTGTTACCCACTGGCGACCAATTGGCGAACTGCCGGGAGAGTGAGCGATGAGCAATTGGTTCTGCCCAGACTGCGTTGGCTTGCTGATTGGAAGTTATTGCAATTGTTCAAATACTCCAGGAGTTGATTGTGGATAAGCCGCTACTATTTTTAATCGCTGGCTATTTTGGCGGGCAGATGTTAGCGTATTTGTTTTTGTTTGGAATGAGTTTTATACGAGTCAAAAAAAGAAGGATGAGTGATGAACGGCAACGATTTAGGTAGAGAAATAGCTCGACAAGCGTTCATCGTCGCAATGCTGATATTTGGCTCCGGAATTGCAGCTGGACTGTTGGCTCGATGGCTGTGGCCGATAGTCAAGGCGTGGATTCATTGGGCGACAGGGTGAAGCTGCCGGTACAACACATCTCGTTGAATTCCCCCATCGAATGAACTACTCAAGCTCGGGTGTATTTATTTGGGACATTTTAATCCCAAATGAGGCTTCCGATGTTCTGGTACTGGGTTGGTTACATTCTGACTGCCTGGCTCACCGCCGACTTTCTTACCGGCCTTTTTCACTGGTTTGAAGACCGGTACGCCAAAACCTCCTGGCCTATTTTCGGCCCCCTAGTTGCCGCCCCCAACGAGTTGCACCACAGCGAACCCCGCGCTTTTCTCCGTGGGAGCTACTGGGATCGCAACAACACCACGATGATCCCTTGTCTTTTGATCGCAGCTTGGCTGGGATATCAAGAGCTTTGGTGGGGGATGTTAGTCGGTATTTTCGCCTCACAGGCGAACCAACTTCACGCCTGGACCCACCAGGGCAGCGTTCCCCGCCCGGTCAAAATCCTCCAGGAAACTGGCATCTTGCAGAACGCCCGCCACCACGCCCGACATCACATAAGTCCTTATGCCACACACTTTTGCGTCATGTCTAGTTGGCTGAACCCCCTGTTTGACTCCATCGGTTTCTGGCGCGGGCTGGAAAAAATCGTTTTTCTGCTGATCCGGGTTCGACCCAAGCAAGGTTAATACCATTGCTGGAATGATCTAAGCTGCCGGGGCCGCACCATCCCCTTCGGCGTGAGCCGACCGTGTGACAGGCCAGCAGCCATGGGCCAGGTAGTGTTTGAGTGCGGTTGAGGCGCTACCAGAAGATATCGGGCCGCATACTCGATAATGAGGGTTCGAGTCCCTCTTTCGGCGATTGGGGTGGGTCAGGAACAGACCCATGGTGGCTTTAGCCAAGATGGCAATCGTTTACCTGATCATTTTTGAGCGGGTATGGGTTCCCCCAACCGTAGTCCAAGAAAATCCTTTCGTCAGGAATCTGATCGCCCAGGTCGCCCAGGACTTGGAACTCTACGAATACCCTGAATGCAAAACGCTATGGAAGGCACGGGACGCCTACGAGCAAGCCAGGTTCTGTCGTGGGCGCCTAGCCGACATCCAGAAGTTTTTCTTCATCGACTTTGGGGTGGAGGGGTCAACTTGTTACATGCTCTGGGCAAACAAATACAACCGCCCGTTTGACGAGCTTTGCCGTCGCCGCATCCTGGAAAGCTATGGGGAGTCCAAGAGTTTCTGGATGTTTGTCCAGCGCGAGAACGATGAGATCTACAGGGTTTACGACTTGCTTGACGACATGCACCGGGCCATCCCACTCTATTGTAAGCGCCTGAAATTAGACCGCTTACGGCAGCTTCTGGGGGACGAGGCCTATGAGGCTGGATGGTTCCCCAACCCCACACCGACATGGCGTTTTTTGCCAGAGAATTCCAAATGAACAGTGAATACAACCTAAATCGCCTAGTTGTTGATCTCGCTTGCATTTTGTCATTTACGTTTATTGTTTGGCAATTATTGAGGAAAAACGACTAGACGGTTCAATCGTGTGTTTCTATCGTGATGAGTCGGCGTGGGCAGGTTGCCTCGCTGATTTCATGGATGAGGATTAGCAACGATGAATCGATTTGCTTTCGGTCTGCTGGCTTTGGCTTTGGTTGCCTCGGCTGCTTCTGCTGGCCCTTTTGGTCGTCGGAAGGCGGTTGCTGTGTCTTGCCCTAGCGGCAACTGCGCTGTAACCCAAACCCAGACTCATACAACCACCACGACCACAACGAATACCAGCACCTCGTCAGCACAAGGCGTTGCCAATCTAATCGTCGTGAGCGGACGTTTTCGGCATTGGGGCGGTTACAATGGGTACGAGGGCATCGGTATGGGGCCTACTCCAGAGGCTGCCCTAAGAAATTGCTGTTTCTTTGGACGCTTTCAAATTGCTGATGTAGGCTACGCACAAAAACCAAACGGTTCTTGGGTTGCTGTAGCTAGGTATCGGTAATCTTTGCCTGTTTTGAGATCCGGCTATATGACCGAAGAAATTCTTTGGCATGATTTTTTTGAGTACTCTGACGGATTCCTGTATTGGAAAGTCAGACCAAGCAATCGTGTCAGAATTGGTCAAAAAGCCGGATCTAAAACCTCCCATGGATATTTGATGGTTAATTTCCAGGGGAAGGGCGAAAGGCAGCCAAAATATGTGCATAGGATTGTCTGGGAAATGCACTTCGGTTTTATTCCGGAGGGCATGGTGATAGACCACATTAATCGCAATAGGTCTGATAACAGGATCGAAAATTTGCGCGTGGTTACACCGTGTGAAAACACACAAACAGACGATGGAAAATGCGTTTATTTTGATGCTAGGAGATCTAACCAGAAAAAGCCTTGGTATGCCAGGTTTAAGCGGAACGGAAAAGGCTTCTTTAAGACTTTTGGGTCCGAACAAGAAGCTGAAAGTTGGGTTGCTTCTGTAAGAGCAGTTACAGCGTGACACCCATGAAATTGTCGGCTGCGTTTGGGGTTGGTTTACCGACCGCAATAAGGACTGGAAACGGTCGACGCAGTCGATAATGCGCACGAAGGATTGAACTCCCTTTCGTGCGCTGGACGGGAGTAGAGAAGTAGTATCTCGCCACCCTCATAAGGTGGAGATCGCTGGTGCGAATCCAGCCTCCCGCAATGGTTTGTTGAACGGAAGGAGTCTTTTGATGAACAAGACCAGAAAACGAATCGTCCGCAGGAAGCAGATCATTGCCGCCTTCAACAAAATAGGGGCAAAGCAGAGGCCTGTTGCTCGATAAAACAAATCGAGTTCTTCCAGGGCGGTGACCACAAAGGTCGCCGCCTTTTTTATTGGAGTTTTGCGAATGTATATCATGCGCCCCAACGAGGGCTATAAGCAGTCGCTGCGGGATTTGGCGAAAACACTTTTACAGAAAGGTGAAATTCGTCACTTTGTTGAAATTGGTTGTTTTTCAGGTGAATCCGCAGTCATCTGGCACGAGTCCCTCCCAGACTCCGCCATCTGGTGCATCGACCCCTGGTTGCCCGGATACGACCCCAACGACGCAGCCAGCAATTCAAACATGACCGCCGTCGAGAAAGCTTTCGACCAGCGCACCTTTGGCTGCGAGAGGTTGATCAAGCTGAAGGGCGTGTCTGAGACCTTCAAGGATCAGCCCTGTCTGCAATCAATCGATGTCGCCTACATCGACGCCATGCACACATACGAGGGCGTGAAAGCTGACATCCAGTTCTGGTTGCCGCGCTGCAAGTTAGCCATTGCCGGACACGATTACAACGGCGGTTGGCCGGGGGTCATCAAGGCTGTCGACGAGGTGCTTGGCAGGCCCGATCAGATTTTTCCGGACAGTTCCTGGTTGAAGTGGATTTGAAGATGTATCAGCCTAAAAGAAAAGCAGTCTTCTGCAAATGCACCAATCACCACCACCATGCGATCTTGACCCTACAGCATTGGCAAGATCCCAAGCTGGGCCTCACCGATCTGGAATGCTGTCTTGATCTCCACATCGCCCCGCACCCATCCTTCCTTAAGAGGTTGCGGAACGCCATTCGGTATGTGTTCACCGGCAGGGGTGACTGCTACGAGGAGATCATGATCTCCGAAGAAGATGCCGAAGAGATGCGGGATTTGCTGGGGGAATTTGTGGCGTTGAATCGAGCATTACGCTGAGGAGAAACGATGGAAGAAATCTACCTGAAGTTGAAGAAGGCCGTCGATTTTGCCTCGCCCCTGGAGAAGTTTGAGGAAGCCGTTGGGGGCATCTCTGTCGACCTAGACAAGCTCGACATTGATTTCATACTCAGTTGCCGCAGTCTCCTCCCCAGGTTTCTCCAGATGAACTCTGACTTATTAGATCAAGTCAGCGAACTGGAATCCGAGCTAGAAGCCGCCGAATGGGTGGTTCAGGATATGACCGACGAAAATCTTGAGCTGATGGCCAAGGTTGAAGAGTTGGAAGAACGTATCGCCATCATGTCGGAAAACCAATCTAGTCATCCAGAAGGATGGGATGGATGAATCGCAAAAGAATGGAATACATCAAAGCCTGTGAGCGAGGCACTCGTGAAGCGGGCGTGAGGCTGCTGCGTGGCCGCGTAGTCAAGGGTGAAGACGGGCGCATTGTCACCAAACTGGTCATCGGTTACCACCCCAGCCAGGAAGACGCCGATGGCTTTCTGGAAACCGTCAGAGTCATGCTGAATTCCCAGAGGGGAAGGACGACTGACTATTTCCAATGGGGTTTTGCTTTTGCTGGAGATGACGATTTCGGCAATTCCTACTTCAAAGTGGTGCCGCTTGATTATTACGAGCGACATCGATCTTTTGATGGTAACCCTTTTCCGTACTTTCAGTTGCCTGGTTCGCTTGGGTTTATTCACGAGAGTGGATCGACTTTTCGATATGGCGGCGACGAGGTAGAGGCTAGGGCCATTCTCATCCGGGTGGGACTCAAGGAGTTGGATTGTGAGTGACTACGAAGAAATGCTTTTGTGTGATGGTTTAGAAGATGCCTTAGTCGGGGTCTCGTATCGGTGCAATCAACCGCCAATTGCCGTTTATGACATTGAAAAAATCATTGCGATCTACATGGATCGGGACGGCATGTCTGAGGAAGAAGCCCGCGAATTTCTCGAGTTCAATGTGATCGGGGCGTGGGTAGGGGATAGGACCCCGGCTTTCATCGCTCCCATGAGAATTGATGAGTTAAATTCGGCAATTGAGGAAAGCTCAGAGTAATCTTTTAACTTTCCTAACAAAAACCCTTGCGGTCGCCCTACACAAAACCCTACACTGGGTTTGTGGGGCGACTTTTTTTATTGCTGGAGTGCGATTGTGAGCGACGAAATTTCCAAAGCTTTGCAGTATGGAAGACCCAAGAAAGACGATCCTCGCAAGAAACCGGCCAAGCCGGATGAGCGCAAAAGGGGTTCCAAGCGCAATCCCAAGGATTCAGCTTCCAAACCAAACAATTCGATTGAAGTCTCTGAAGAAACAGAGAAGAAGATCCGCAAGCTAATGGAAGAACACAACGCCAAAGATCCCAAGTTCAAAGCGAACATGGCTATGTTGAAATCCGTGTTCCGTCGCGGGGCCGGGGCGTTCAGCACCAGCCATGCACCCGGTATGGATCGCACCCGCTGGGGCCTGAATCGGATCAAGGCTTTTCTCTACCTCCTGCGCAACGGCAGGCCCTCCAATCCGAATTACAAGCAGGATAATGATCTCCTCCCGGATGATCATCCCAGGGCGAGCAAGAAGAAAGAGAAGTCCAAGGGTAGCAACCTGAACGACATTCTTGATCGCATCGAAGACGCCGTGAAAGACATTCGTCAGGCTCTTGGATGAGTTCTTTTCGGGTCCTGCTCGGCGATAACGGGGCTTTTTTCGTTGGCGACGACGAAGGAAAGCCTGCTGTTCCGTCCGGGCAGACCCTGGAAGAACTCCAGGATTGCTTGATCGACATGCTTGGGGCCTTGGAGCCTCAAGATGCTCTGGTCGGTTCGGCAAGATCGCCCAAGTGGACTAGTGTCCGCAAAGAACACCTGGCTGCCCACCCATCTTGCGCAGCTTGCGGTTCACACAAAAGTGTTCAGGTTCATCATAAAAAACCATTTTATCGTGAGCCGTGTCTGGAGTTGGACGCTGAAAATTTGATTACATTGTGTCCTCTATGCCACTTTTACTTCGGGCATTTGCTCAGGTGGACAAGCTGGAATGTCGATGTAAGCAAGGACGCGGCGTGGTTCTTGGGAAAGATTGAGGGGAGACCATGAGACACTGGGGAATGTTGCTGTTTTTGGTCGGGTGGGTTACCGGCCTTTGGTTTTATTCGATACGCCCGCTTTTCAATTTAGAAATGCAGGCGAAGGCTGCTGAGGCCAGCCTGCGTTTCGAGAAGCAGCGCGCACAACTGCTCGATGACGAGATCTCCGAGCTTCGGTCCAAGCCGACTTACGAGGAGGGTTACAGGGACGCCGTTATTCGTGCCGGTGCGCCAGAAAACGCCAGCGCATACAAGGACGGATACGATGCTGCCCTTATCGCTGTCGGCGATGCTAGCTATGCCGAAGGCTATCACGCAGCCATCAAGCAGTTTGGTTTCCCAGCCCGCCCCAACCAAGCCATTGCCAAAGCCAGGAAGGAGAACAACCAATGAGCATTGTTTGCGTCCGAAGCGTGCGCGAAGTCACCAACGAGCAATATGCCGAAGCTTACAAGCAGTATCGTGCGTGCCTGTACAAGTCCTCCAGGAACTGGATCAAGAGGTATGGTGAGGACGAGGCTCTACATATCGCTGGCATAGCCCTGTGGCGCGCCCTCCAAAGCTACGATGAAAGCCGTCGGATGACATTCATCGGGTATTTGATCAACTGTATCCGTTGGTCTTTCCTGGACCACTATGGCGATGACCAGAAGAATACTTTGGTCAGCAACACCGATTGTGCTTTCGACCCCTCCTATTCGATCGCTGACCCAACCTACACAGTGCCGGAGCCAGACGAAAGGCCGGAGGCTATCAAGCCATACCTGGGCGACAAGGCCAGGCGAATCGTGGATCTGGTGCGGGACGGCAGGAATACCACCGAGATTTCAACCGAACTGAAGATTTCTCGCCAGAGAGTTCATCAGATCTTTGGAGATATCCGGGCCACTTACAACCAGTTGTGCAAGAACGGAAAAATCTAATCCGTTTGGGCATTCTTGAAACTCGCAACGCGCATCCTTGTCATTCAGGGGTGCGCGTAAATCTTTTTGTCAACACGATTAATAACCCAGACAAACATAATTTCTAAAAAACTATTGTCAAACCTGTACAGCTTGCTATTATGTGAATGTCGGGAGCAAAAGTTGCGACCGCAAAAAATGTGACGGAAGGAAGAGTCAACATGAGCAGCGAAAGTGTCCTGGTGGGGTCTGGCAAGAGCGGCGACTTTGTTCACCAGAGCCAGCAGATGGGTGACAAGAACGGATTCAAAAACGTGTCCAAGAAGTGGTTGGACAAGTGCATTTCTTTCGACCAGGGGCTGGAAAAGCTCTACTCCGG